ATATTCCATCTATACATGTATGTTTCTTTTTAGTTTCCAAAAGAAAATGGAGAGTGATTACATGATGTTTAATTGAGACACACCTCATGACCAAAAACAAAAAAAATATTTTCAATTTGAGTTTTCTTTTTGTACTTGGTCATTTATTTTAATCTAATTTTAATAAACGGAGGAGCAAAGCTATGAAAGTATTCGCAGTAGTGTTCGGGTCTACCACGTGTGCAGGGTGTCGCAGTTTACACCCGACCATGGAGAAACTGGTAAAACTTGGAAGTTTGTATGGTGTTAATTTTAAAAACATTGATGAAAGCAAAGCAAATGAAGCAGAGGCAGATGCACTGGGGGTCGTAACTCTCCCGTCTGTTTTCCTTTACAAAGTGCCGGAGGGTCGAGGTAATAAATTTAAATTGCTTGGGTCTTTCGTTGGTAATCATGGATTCGTGTGGGTCTCGAACTTCATTGAAGATTGCAAAGCAAGGGAGGGTCTAAAGAAATGAACATGGACGCAGAAGACAAGATGAAGTGGCCGTCTCACCCAGAAGATGATTATTATGTTGACGACGATTATGACGTGGATTATAATGATGATGACGATTATTATGATGAAGACCCAGATGACTACTGGGATGAGATGGAGCAGAAAGAGATGAATGAGGACGCAGAGAGAGAAGCAGAATGGGAAAGACTGGATAAACAGGAAGATAAAGATTTAAAAAAGTATGCTGATAATTACAATAAAGCCACAGCTGAACTTTGGATAAAACTTGCTGAATGTCTGTCTGACGGGTCTTTTACAGGTTCCCTTAATCCGTCTACCCCGTCTTATTATTCTAAGTTTTCTCATCAGCCCATTGACTGTATGAAAGAACGATTCACGAAAGAGGAACTGGCAGGTTTTTACAAGGGCAATCTGGTCAAATATTGCCTGCGTCTTGGTGAAAAGGAAGATGAAATCAAGACCCTTCAGAAAATCATCAACTATGCGACATGGTTGAAACAGTTGAAAGAAGAAATGCGAGGTGCTAATAATGAGTTCTCCCATGCTGACTAATGTTTATGTATATGACCTTGAACGGTCTATTATTGCTTCAGGATATCCGATGAGAATTAAAACACCTGATAGAGAAGAGCTTACTAATGATGATATTCGACGAGGAACACTATTATCAAAGTATGATTCAACAGAAGGGCATGACAATTTCTTATCTGGTATTCTCGTGTCTTTTGATTTAACCTGCTCCATCAAAATGTGGACGGAGTTTGAGAGATATCATTTTGCACAGATTGTCAGCAGTCAGTCTACTATGCACCGTCTTACAAAGATGGTCATTGATGACGTATGCAATGAATATGTAGACCCGCAGATTATTAAAAGATTGAAGAAGCTACAGGAAAAAGCAAATGAAACTGGGGCACCAAAAGATATCTTGCGTCTTTTATATTCTTGTCCAACGGGTCTTAAGCTGACGGCACGGGTAACAACAAATTATAGACAGTTAAAGACAATGTATAAGCAGAGGAAGAATCATAGACTGCCGGAGTGGAGAGAGTTCTGTAAAGAATTAATTGATAATATTGTATTTAGTGATTTTATTACGGGGGAAGAAAAATGACATTAGCTGAGGTGACAAGGGATTTGGATATGTTTGATTATGAGGATTCGCAGACTGCAAAAGAACTTTATATTATTGATAAGTACGGGATTGTTCATCATGTACCGTCTGGATTCACTATTATGAGGAGCAACGGAAAATCCAGATTCAAAAATGGTATTTATCTTATGGAAGGGGAAGAGGTTGATGGTACCGACACTGAAGATTAAACGACTGAATAAGAATGTAAAACTTCCAGTGCGGATGACGGAAGGTTCGGTGGGTCTTGATGTATACATGCCGGAGTTTAGGGTCTTATGGACGGGAGATATTGTCAAAGTATCCACAGGTCTGGCAATGGAAATCCCGTCTGGTTATCATATTGAAGTTCATATTAGAAGCAGTTATGGCATTCGTGGTATTCGTCTTGTTAACTGTACTGGCATTATTGATTCTGATGACCGTGGCGAACTTATGCTTTATCTCATCAATGATAACCGTGTTCCTGTTCCCATTTATGAAGGCGAAAGAATTGCTCAACTGGTTCTTGTTAAAGACCCGACATTTAAAGTAGTAGAAGTTGATAAGCTGTCCGAAACTGAACGTGGTGAGGGCGGCTTTGGTAGTACAAACATTAAAGAATAATTAAAATAAAAGAGGAGAGATAATAATTATGGCAAATGAAAAGAAAGTTTATAAGCAGGTAGTAACTCCGAAAGGTGAAGCACTTTTTGCTCATCTTGATAAACCGGAAGTATATGAAGGAAATGAAATTGGATACACGATTACTCTTAAGCTCCCTGAAAAAGAGACTAAAGACCTGATCGCAAAGATTGATGCTGAACTTGAAAAAGCAAAAGAAGAAATGGTACTGAAGGCAGGTCAGAAGTGGAGTGCTGAACCGTTCTGTGGTTATAGAGAAGATAATCGTGGTGATATCATCTTTAAATTCAAAGCGGCGGCGCACATCAAACTGAAGACCGGTGAGATGGTTGAACGTAATGTACCGGTCTTTGATGCACTGGGTCATAAGATGGATGATAAAGCTATTGGGAATGGGTCTATTATCCGTGTTGCATTCCAGATGATTCCGTTCTGGGTCTCTAAAGCAGTTAACGGCGTCTCTCTGCGTCTGGTAGCCGTGCAGGTCATCGAGAAGAAAGATTATGCGGGCAAGAGTGCCGACGAATACGGTTTTGAAGTTGAAGAAGGCGGATACAATGTACAGGATGACGCTCCGTTCTATGATTCCACTGAAGAAGACGGGTCTGATTTCTGATTATGTATTTCAGCAGACACGGTGGATGGAGCAGAAAAATTGATGTTTCTCGTAAATCGGGTCTGGAAGATGGAATTGCTGAACAGGTAAAAAATAAATATGGCAAAGGACACGGAGACGCATATGAGCAGTACAAAATCTCATATGATGTCCCTGTGTCTCATCATGTTTATACACCGGATTTTGTTCTTGATAACGGTATCATCATTGAAGCTAAAGGAATATTTTCAGGAGGTGCTACAGAGCGAAAGAAATATATCTTGGTGAAACAGCAGTATCCTCATTTGGATATTCGATTTATATTTTCTAATCCACAGACGAAATTATATAAAGGGTCTAAGACGACTTATGGAGATTGGGCAGAGAAAAACGGATTTCTTTATGCCCGCAAATTTATTCCTGATTCGTGGTTTCTTGAAGAAAAGAAGGATACGACGGGTCTGGTACGAAAAGAGGTGAAAGAGGAAGAGTGCTGAAATTTAAAGAGAGAGAACGGACTGATTATGTCATGGTAGTGCTTGGTGATTGTCATAATAAAGATATGACAGAACTTAGACGAGAAGCTAAATGCCGTGGTGATTTTGAAGTAGGGTGGCATTACTTGGTACGTCGGGATGGGTCTATTGAAAAGGGTCGTATTGATACAGCTCCGGCCGGCCATACTCTGCCTGGCTGCAATACCAGTGTATATATTCTTGTTGATACAGACCCGGATGAAGGGGTGACGGATGCGCAGGATGACGCTTATTATTTCATTCGTGGGATTTGGCCGGAAGCGTCTATGAAACTCGTTGATTTGGAGGACTTGAACGTAACAGTATGAGTGAAGAGAGTACAGTAATTGCTTATCATCAGCCGTGTCCAGACTGCGGGTCTCATGATGCTTTGTGCAAATATTCTGATGGTCACACCTACTGCTTTTCTTGTCATACGTTTCATAAGCAAGAGGGAGATGACAGCGGATATATGAGTGTGAGACCGGATATGATACCTGAATCTATGATGACCATTGATGATTTGAGAGCACGTGGAATTACTAAAACAACGTGTGAAAAGTTCGGGTATTATAAAGCAAGGGTCAATGGTCAATGGGCACAGGTAGCTTGCTACTATGACGATACCGGACGAATGGTAGGACAGAAGATAAGATTTCAGGATAAGCAATTTTCTGTACGAGGGCATGTCACTCATAGATTCTTTGGCCAGCAGAGATGGGCAGGTGGTGGTGGTAAGAAGCTAATCATCACTGAAGGAGAAATTGATTGTCTTACCGTCTCGCAGGTAAACGGAAATAAATATCCGGTCGTGTCTATCCCGAATGGTGTGACTTCTGCTAAAGCGGTATTTAAAGATAATCTTGAATGGCTTGATTCTTTTGAGCAGGTCATTGTTATGTTTGATAATGATGAGGCCGGACGGGAAGCAGTGAAAAGTGTAGAGGGTCTTTTGAAGCCTAATAAACTTTTCGTTGCGACACTACCTCTCAAAGACCCGAATGAATGTTTGCTTGCAGGAAGAGCAGATGAAATAAATAAAGCAATCTGGTCAGCAAAACAGTACACTCCAGACGGCATTATCAACGCTAAAGATACATGGGATATTATTTCTGTAGATGATGATAATGAAAAAGGATATGAGTATCCGTGGAATATTGACCTGAACAAAATGACAATGGGCCTAAGAAAAGGTGAGCTGACGGTATTGACCGCAGGAACCGGTGTGGGTAAATCTACATTTGTCCGTGGTATCGCATATGACCTCGGTGTCAATAAGGGTCTTAAGGTAGGAATGCTGATGCTTGAAGAGAATATCAAACGGACGGTAAAGGGTCTGATGTCCATCGCATGTGGGAAGCGTCTGTACATTAATCGGCAGTGTGTGAGTGATGAAGAATACAAAGACGCTTTTGATAAGACAGCTGGGTCTGGTAACTATGTCCTGTATGAACACTTCGGCTCACTGGACGGAGATAATCTGCTTGATAAGATTCGATACATGGCTATCGGTGAGCAGTGTGACTTTATTATCCTTGACCATGTGTCTATTGCAGTATCGGGTCTGGAAGGAAATGATGAGCGAAAGTTAATTGATATTCTGATGACGACCATGCGTTCTTTAGTCGAAGAGACGGGTGTGGGTCTTATCGTCATTAGTCATCTTAAAAGAGTATCTGACCAGCAGTCACATGAAGAAGGCGGGGCAACATCTCTTTCCCAGTTGCGTGGGTCTGGAGCTATTGCCCAGCTTGCCGATACTGTTATTGGTCTTGAAAGAAATCAGCAGGCAGACGGAAAAGAAAAGAATCTGGTAAGAGTACGAGTATTAAAGAATAGATTTACCGGTGAAACAGGAATTGCCGGTTATCTTTATTATGATAAAGACACTGACCATCTTGAAGCAGTAGAAAGGGTAAGTGATTTCATATCTGAAGAAAAAGAGGACAAAGATAATGATTGTCCATTTTAATTTATTTTTAATAAGGAGGAGACCAAATGTATATTGATTGGGAAGATAGAACTGTATCCATGGGTATCTTTAAAGCAAAGTATGCTAAAGATGATAAAGAGACCCCGGAACAGTTTTGCGAAAGAGTTGCGTCTATTGTAAGACCGTCTCTTAGAGAATGGGTCAAAGAATCTCTGGCTGATGGGTCTTTCTGTTTTGGAGGACGAACTCTGTATATGGCAGGGCGGAAAGATGAAGTAAAAGCGTCTTCGAGTAATTGTTATATTATGCCTATGCCGGAGGATGACATTGAAAGTATCTATGAGAATAATGCTAAAATGGCTCGCATTTTTACTCGTGGTGGTGGTGCCGGTGTTAATATCTCTAATTTGAGACCCGCCGGAGCAAAAGTAAATAATGCCGCAGAAACATCTACTGGAGCTATTTCTTTCCTTGAACTGTATAACGCAACAGGGAATGTTATTGGTGCACGTGGGAGAAGAGCGGCAGAGATGGTCGTACTGAACTGTGACCACCCGGATGTGATTGAACTTGTAAAAGCAAAGAAGAATCATGAATCTCTTCAGAGCATGAATATTTCTGTAATGTTCACTGATGATTTTATGAGAGCAGTTAAAAATAATGAATCTTATACTCTGCATTATTATTGTAGAGATACAGGGGAAGATATTACAAAGACTATTAATGCTCGTGATTTCTTTATGGATTTTTGTGAAGCGGCATGGGATATGGGAGACCCCGGAGTTCTGTTTGGAGATACGATTAATCAGCACCACCTGAACTCTGGAAATCCCGAATACTTTATCACTGCGTCTAATCCGTGCAGTGAATTTCTCGGCCCTGCATATTCCAGTTGTAATCTTGCGTCTTTGAACTTGTATTCTTTTGTCGATAAGAAGTTCACCAATGAGGCGTATTTTGATTTTGGAAGATTTAAGCAGGCAGTGTCTAAAGCGGTATATGCATTGAATGATGTTCTTGATTATGGTTATGATAATCAGCCGCTTCCAGAAAATAAGAAATGCATTGACTATTGGAGACAGATTGGTCTTGGGGTCTTCGGATTTGCAGACGCTCTTGTGGCTCTCGGTATTCCATATGGAAGTTATAAAAGTGTGCAGTTTACCGAATCCCTTTTCGCTACTATGCAGGAAATGGCATTGGCCGCTTCGTGTGCAGAATCAGCATATAAAGGCCCGTATCTGAAATATGATACGAATATTCTTTTTAATTCTTTGACGTTTAATAGCGTTATGGAAGGCACGAAGCATAAAGATACTCTTAAGAATTTTATTAAGACGAATGGTTTGAGAAATGCGTCTCTGCTTTCTATTGCTCCGACTGGTACAATGTCTCTTTTCATGGGGAATTATACTGGGGGTCTGGAACCTATCTTTAAACTCTTTTATGACCGGAGTTCTCATAAGATGGAAAAGACGGGGGATATGTTCCGTGTGTATAGCCGGTCGATTGAAGACCTTCTGAAATTCCATCATCTTCCGCTGACGATGAGTGCTGAAGAAATTAAAGAGAAGTTCCCATTTGTAAAAGAAGCACATGATATTAACTGGCAGGATAGAGTTCTCATTCAGGCAACCGCACAGGAATTTGTTGATAATGCAATTTCTTCTACGGTTAATCTCCCTCATGATGCAACTGTACAGGACGTGTTCAAAATTTATATGCAGGCATGGATTACGGGATGCAAAGGAATTACCGTCTTCCGTGATGGGTGCGCTCGTGGAAACATTCTTGGAGTACATGAAAAGAAGGAAGACCCGGTAAAAGAGGAATCAAAGAAGGGAACGGTTGTCCGTTATGCGGCAGACGCAGATTATCAGGTATGTCCGGATTGCGGTGAGAAGCTGTACAAAGCGGAAGGTCATTGCGGATACTGTTTGAATTGCGGTTATTCTGCATGTAGCAGGTGACCAAAGCTATGTAAGTGTAAGAGAGGAAGAGGATTAAATGCTTATCTTTGATATTGAAACAGACGGATTGCTTGATACAGTGAGTAAGATTCACTGTATGTCAATTTCTGACGGGCATGGTAACATTGTCGGTTATCACCCCGCCGAAGTAGAGGATGGTGTGAGACGCTTGCTGACCGCTTTAGAGAATGATGAATGTGTTTGCGGTCACAATATTATTAGCTTTGATATTCCCGCCATTCAGAAATTGTATCCTTGGTTTTCTATTCCCAGAGAGAAACGGCATTTAGTCCTTGATACTCTTGTTATTGCTCGTCTTCAGTATGCAGACACAAAGACGGAAGATAATAAACGATTTAAGAGAAAAGAAATGCCCGGTTCTCTAATTGGGTCGCAGTCCCTTAAAGCATGGGGATATCGTCTTGGGGTCTTCAAAGGAACATACGCAGATGACCATGATGACGCATGGGCTTGCTTCAATGAGGACATGCTTGAATATAATAAGCAGGATGTGGTTGTTACAGAAGAACTTTATAATTTTCTGAACAAACACACAGCAGACCCAGAACACTATGCAACAAAAGAGGCATTGGACTTGGAACATAAAGCACAGTGGCTTATGTCAAAGATGGAGACAAACGGTTTTCCTTTTGATATTGAAAAAGCAGAAGAACTGGAAATGCAGTTGCGTCTTAGAGATAACGAACTGAATCAGCTTCTTATCAAAGACGCGCCGCCAATTCCAGATAAAGTTTTTATTCCTAAGAGAGATAATAAGAGGCTTGGATATGTAGCAGGTGTTCCGATTCAAAGATATAAAGATTTCAATCCCCAGTCCAGACAGCAGATAGATTACATCATTAAAGAGGTATTCCACTATGCACCAGATAATGATGATTTATTTACTGAAGAAGGACGATTGAAGATTGATGAAACGACTTTCCATTTTATTGCGTCTGACCAGAGTGCACCGGAAAAACTTAGAGAGTTGGCTCCTTTGTTTGAAGAAAAGCTGATGGTCAATAAGCGACTTGGTCAGTTGGCAGACGGTCAGCAGGCGTGGTTAAAGTGTGTGCAGACGGATGGAAAGATTCATGGAAAAGTAAATCCGAATGGAGCAGTGACAGGGCGAGCTACTCACAGTTCACCAAATGTTACACAGGTTCCTCATAATTCTTCTCCATATGGTAAAGAATGTAGAAGTTTGTTTAAGGTACCGGAGGGATGGACGCAGGCAGGTATTGATGCTTGCGGTCTTGAACTTCGGTGTCTTTCTCATTATCTGGTTCCTTATGATGGTGGGTCTTATGCGAATGAAGTAGTGCATGGTGATATTCATACGGCGAATCAGAAAGCGGCGGGTCTTCCTACACGTGACAATGCAAAGACGTTCATATACGCATTCCTGTATGGCGCAGGGGACGCAAAGATGGGAAAGATTATTGGAGGAGACGCAAAGGCAGGGAAGGATATTAAAGCAAAATTCCTAAAAGCTACTCCGGCAATCTCGAAGTTGAGAAATGGGATTCAAGATGTCCTTGGGTCTTATCGTTATTCTAATCAGGGTCGACCTTCTTTTATGTGGAAACGGAAATATCTGAAGGGTCTTGATGGAAGACACCTTCATATTCGTTCTATTCATTCTGCATTGAATACTCTGTTGCAGTCAGCCGGCGCTTTGATTTGTAAGTATTGGATTGTTCGCACAGAAGAACGTCTGATTGCAAGAGGATTGAAGCATGGATGGGATGGAGACTTTGCTTTAATGGCATGGGTACATGATGAACAGCAGGTTGCATGTCGGACAGAAGAGATTGCGGATATCGTGATTGAAGAAGCACAGCAGGCGATGAGAGATACGCAGGAACATTTTCATTTCAGGGTTCAGCTTGATACGGAAGGAAAGAAAGGGAAGAATTGGTATGATTGTCATTAATCCATTTGTGTTTTAATTATTCATTATCTGAAATAATAGAAAGGAAATTAATACTATGTATACTGAAGAAGATAAAAGAGATATGAGACAAATGTTTGATGATTATATTCGTCTTCGCATTCGTGAACTGATGGTAGGTATTAAAGATTCTGCGTCTACTGCAATGTGGCAGGTAGGTGAAACACATCGTTACCGTGACTGGGAAGATGAATTTAGAGTATCGTTTCGTGACATTCTGAAAAGGATGTCTGAAATTGATGACCTTCTGTCTAAGAAGAAAATGGGTAAGGACTTGATGGAACATGGTATCTATTCGATGGCTGACTATAAAGAGAAAGTCAAGGATGAAGAAGAATGCTATGACGATGATGACGAGGATGATGATGCAGTATACACCTTGACGAAGAAAGGAAGGCTGACCGCAATGCTTAATGACCCAAAGTATTTCCGCATTGATGGTAACGACCCGGTGTATGATGCAATAGTTCGTGTACTGAAAGATACTTACGAGAATAAATATGGGTCTAAGGACGAAGAAGAGGAATGAGTGATTATAAGATTACTGGGTCTCCCCTTTATATCTTAATAGACGCTGACATGATTATTTTTGAATCCTGCTCTTCCTGTGAGACGGAAGTAGATTGGGGAAAAGGGCTGTACACTCTGCAATGCAATACATCAGACGCAAAGTATCAGGTGGATAGTCGAGTGCAGGATATTATAATGCACCTTCTTGACAAACTGAACTTTGAGGGGGAGTACCAGATTATTATGTGTTTGTCAGACCCGTCTGGTTCTAATTTCAGGAAACGAATCCTTAGCTCGTATAAAGAAAACAGAGCAGGTAAAAGAAAACCTCTTGGCTATGGAGAAGTTCGAGATTGGGTCTTAGAGAATTATGATTGCGTCTGGTATCCGTCTTTGGAAGCAGATGACGTTGTGGGTATCTTAGCAACCAGAAACAAAGGAAATGAAGTTCATGTTTCTGGGGATAAAGATTATAAATCTATCCCCGGTCTTTTTTATGATTTCCTACATAATGAATTGTATGACTTATCAGTGGAAGACGCTGATAGATGGTTTTTCATTCAGACGCTCGCCGGGGACAGTGCGGATAATTATGCTGGATGTCCCGGTGTAGGTGTAAAGACAGCAGAGAAGATTTTAGATGTGGAGGGTTCAACATGGCAGACGGTAGAAAATACTTTTATAAAAAAGGGTCTCACAAGGGAGGATGCACTTCAGCAGGCAAGAGTGGCACATATTCTGCGAGAGGGAGATTACAGCGAAAAAGAAGGACGCATATTCCTGTACCCGAAACAACTGTAAGACGAGTAACATATGATGAGGATTTTCTGATTTCTAAAATTGCGTCTATGCTTTATATGGAATTGAAGGAAAGTAATAATCCTTTTAGTAAGTATGTTCATTTCCCCACTATGAAAGCAAATGTAAAGCAGATGGTCGAAGAAGAAGAACTTGTTGTCTTTGAGACGAAGAAGGATAAAAAAGCAGTTGGTGTTATCTCGGCAAGGTTTGAAAGGCCTTGGTTTCATAATGGAACATGCTTGTGTGAATCCTTTATTCTTTGTCTTGACCCGTCTTTCTATGGATTTGGTCGAGTGGCAGGAAATTGGTTGAAGAAGGCCGCAAAGGTCGGTGGTGCGTCATTTGTATATGTTGGTTCAGATATTAGTGATAATCCAAAAATGATTGAGAATACCGCAGTAAAAAAGATGGGGTGTCGTCCTTTAGGTAAGACATTTGTTTATCCTGTTCATTAAGAAAATAATTGAGACACTCCTCATGAAGAAAAGAAAGGTATGGAATTGATTATGACTTATGAAGATGATATTCCTTACGTCTCTGATGAATTTATTTCTTATATTAATAATCATTATGATATGAATGAAATTTATTATGTTCTTTCTTCTATGTCAAATAAAAGTGAAAGTTACAGGCTTGGGTATATTGCAGGGATATTAGAAGTGAGAAAATGGTTAAATTATTGTAATGAGGTGAATAAAGGGAGGTAAGGATGTGTCTATGGAAAACTCCGAAAGTTTCTATGCCGTCTGTAAGCGCACGTGACCTGACCCCTTCAACTGAATCCCAGACCCCGAACTCTCCGAAGATGGGTGGGTCTGATGATTGGAAAGTAAAGAGACGGGGGGCACAGGCATTACAGATTAATAGGAATCCGGGTAGTAGTAATTCTATGAATAATAAAAATAATATGTATGAAAATGGAGGATGGAATATTTAATGGGTGGAATTGGACATGCAATTGGAAAAGTGTTCGGTGGTGTTGCTAAGGTTTTTGGCGGTGGTCGAAGCAGTGATTCTGTTACGGTATCTACTCCTGCTCCCGCCGCTCCGACACAGGATGCAACGAATAACCAGACGGCTATTGAATCTGATAGCAAGAAAAGAAAGAAGAAATCTGCTGGTAAGAAATCCCTGATGATTGGTGCAGGGAATGATTCTTCCGGTGGTGGTACGACGGGGACTGGTCTTAACTTATGAGTGCTCGTCGAAAGAGTAAGACAACTGCTCTCTTTGACCACAGTTCAGAAACAGCAAAGGATGTATTTAACCGACTTGCAAACGATAAGAACTCATATACGACCCGTGCGGAAGATTGTGCGAAATACACTATCCCGTCTATCTTCCCTATTGAAGGGTCGAATGGGTCTACAAACTTTGATACCCCTTATCAAAGTTTAGGTGCCAGAGGTGTAAATAATCTTGCGTCTAAATTGATGCTTGCATTATTCCCGCCGAATGACACCTTCTTTCGTTTGTCTGTTGATGATGAACTTGCGGCGAAGCTTGCACAGAATCCAGAAGCAAAGGATGAAATTGAAACTGAACTTAGTCGTTTAGAGCAGATTGCGATGCAGTATGCAGAAGCACATCAATATCGAGTGACTTTAGCAGAGGCACTGAAAGTATTAGTTGTCACGGGGAATTGTTTGTTATTCCTTCCTCCGAAAGAAGGTGGGATGAAGCTTTATAAACTCCGTGATTACTGCGTACAGCGAGACGCATTGGGGAATGTTGTTCAGATTGTTACCTTGGACAAAATCGCATATGCCGCTCTCCCGGATGATGTAAAAAAGATGGTCACACGTTCGACCGGGGAAAAGAAGCCGGAGGATGTAACGGAGATTTATACACATTGTTATTTGGATGGTGATGTGTATCGAGCATATCAGGAAGTAGACGGTGAAATTGTACCGAAGACAGAACAGGAATTTCCTAAAGATAAATCTCCGTGGATTCCGTTGCGTATGGTCAAGATGGACGGTGAATCTTACGGACGGTCTTTCGTTGAAGAATATTTAGGTGACCTTAAATCTCTTGAAAGTCTGTCGAAGTCCATTGTTGAAATGAGTGCCATTGCGGCAAACGTAATCTTCCTTGTAAATCCGAATGGTGTAACACGGGTCAGAAGTTTAACTAAAGCCCAGTCCGGGTCTTTTGTAGCAGGACGGGCAGACGATATTCACCCGATGCAGTTAGAGAAGTATGCGGATTTACAGGTGGCACAGCAGACTATTGCAATGCTGACAGAACGCCTTTCTTATGCATTCATGCTTAACAGTGCAGTACAGCGTAATGGTGAACGAGTAACAGCAGAGGAAATTCGATATGTTGCGTCTGAACTGGAAGATACGCTTGGCGGTGTGTATTCCATTCTTGCACAGGAATTACAGTTGCCTTTGGTCAAGCGCCTCATGGTTCAGTTGCAGTTGGCGGGTCTTTTCCCACAGATTGAGGATTTGGTGGAACCGACCATTACAACGGGTCTTGCGGCCATTGGTCGTGGACATGACTTGCAGAATCTGATGACGTTCATGCAGTTAATTGGTCAGACGCCGGAAGCAATGCAGACCCTGAATGCGAATGTTCTTATGCAGAGAATTGCAAGCTCGCTTGGGGTGGATACAACCAATCTGATTAAGACCCCGGAACAGATTCAGCAGGAACAACAGCAGGCATACATGATGAAGATGTCCCAGCAGATGGCACCACAGGTAGCTAAAGGAATGATGGATGCACAGAATCAGCCTGCTTCTAACAATTCATTTTAATAAATAACTAACTAATGAGGAGAAATATACGTCATGAATGATAACAATGATAATCAGGTACTGAATAATGATGACACGAAAGTTATTGATAATGGTTCTTCGCCTATTGAAGAAAATCCAGATGCAAAAGCTCTTGAAACAGCTGACAAGAAAGGTGCCGTCGTTACTGATAATGGTTCACAGGTGAATCAGAATCAGACGCAGAAGACTGATGACAAAGATAAAACAGACGATGATAAAGCTGATATTGAAGATGAGCTGAATCAGCAGAAACAGGCAGAGAAGGATGTCATCGCAGACCTTGCAGGTAAAGGGGTCGATTTTGATGTTCTGTCTAAAGAATACGAAGAAAACGGGTCTCTGTCCGAAGCGTCTATGAAAGCGCTTGCAGACGCAGGATACCCGAAGTCTGTTGTGGACGCCTACATTCGTGGGATGGAAGCAACAGCGGAAAAGTATGTAAACGCCGTTATTGATATGGCGGGTGGTAAAGAAGCATTTAAGCAGATGACCGATTTCATTGCAAGCATGGGACAGCCTGAAATCAATGCATTTAATCAGGCGATTGAAGAAGGAAACCTTTCCCAGCTTCAGGTAATGTTTGATGGTTATCATGCACGAATGGTTAGTAAATACGGGACTAATAACCGTTCCATCCTTGGCGGAAGTGCAGGTGGGTCTATGGGTCGAGGTTTTACAACGAAGAATGCCATGGTTAAGGCGATGAGCGACCCGAAGTATGATAGTGACCCTGAATATCGAGCTAAGGTTCAGAACATGGTTATGAACTCGGATTTCAATAATATTTAATTAATAATAATTGTAGTCGTATTTAAAATAAAGGAGTGATGAAATATAGCGATTACTGTAGCACAGCCGGGTTTTGATGCTAATAACGCCGGCGGTGGTGAACTTGGTCTTTATCTAAAAGTATTTGCGGGCGAAACGATTGCCGCATTTGAACGTAAGTCTGTAACGATGGGCAGACACATTGTACGAACGATTTCGAGTGGTAAATAAAATGCGCTCTTGCTGCTCGTTAAACACCCCTTTAACTTCTGGAAACTCTCACACAGGTGAGACAATCAGAAGCAAAGCTACATCGAAAGGTGTAGAATGTTCAACGACTATCCCAGACGGGAGTACAGAGAAGTCTCTGGAAATGGGGGGTATTGGTAAAAAAAGATGTAGAATCTGCGGGATTGAGAAACCCTTATCCGCTTTTTATCTGCGTTCTGATTCTGGTCACTACCGGAGCGAATGTAGAGAGTGTTTGACAGCTCTTAATAGATTTAGGCACAGCGGATGGACACCGGATGACTACGAGCGAGCCTATGTGGAGCAGGATGGTAAATGCGCAATTTGTGGATGTACTTTGAACAGTTCAAGATACACACAGTTTGCGGCAGACCATGACCACAAAACAGGCAAGCTAAGAGGTTTATTATGCACGAATTGTAATACTGCTCTGGGTCTTATGAAAGATTCACCAATTAGATTACAACATGCGATTGATTATCTTAATAAATACTCTCGTATCAATAAAGATATAGTCTGACCTCATATGTGAATATGAGAATCCTTTGTAGGATTATAGTGGATTAACGACCCACTATTAACGTAAATGAAAAGCGCACAGTTCCCGGTATTTGGTCGTGCGGATGCCGCATATCTGAAACCGGGTAAGTCTCTTGATGAAATCCGTAAGAATATCCCGATGACTGAAAAGGTTATTGTGATTGATGGTCTTCTGACGACTTCTCAGGTTATCACGGATATCGATGAGGCTCTCCGTCATTATGATGTACGTTCCGAATATTCTCGTCAGATGGGTGAAGCACTTGCTCTGAAAGCAGACGGTGCCGTACTTGCAGAAGCGGCTAAGATGATTGTCGCAAACAAGGAGAATCTGACGGGTCTTGGAAAAGGTGAAATTATCACTACCCAGCTTGCGGCGACTGATATTGGTGTCACTGAAGCAGAAGGTAAAGCAATTGTAAAACAGCTTCTGGAAATTAAGGCGAAGATGGGTAGCCTGTATGTACCGGAAACTGAACGTTATTGCTTTATGACCCCGGAGGCTCGTACCGCTCTGGTAGCGTCCCTGATTGCGATTAACCGTGATTATGGTGCAGTGGCTACTATTACGGAAGGTAACGTACTTCGTGTAGCAGGGTTCGATATCATCGAATGCCCGCACCTGACTGCTGGTGGTGCAGACGCAACCGACATTCTTCAGGGTGAAGGTCACGTATTCCCGGCGGCGAATAAGGATACGTGCAAGTTCATTGCAATGCATAAGTCCGCAGTAGGTACGGTTAAGCTCCGTGACCTTAAGCTGGAACGTGCAAGACGTGCAGAATATCAGGCTGATATGCTCGTTGCGTCTTATGCAATGGGTCATGGTGGTCTTAGACCGGAAGCCGCATTCATGGGCTGTATTACCCAGAGTGAATAATACAGACCCATTTACAAGTTCTTTGACAACTGAATAACAACTAAACACTCTGGTCAGACGCATTTGACCAGAGCTATGGAAGAGCCAGATTAGGGGCCATGCATAAAGGTCACGGGTCTGATTCCCGTCTCTTCCTTTCTATTTATTTTTTTTATTATAGTAAAGGAGAAAATAAAATATATGATTCTTTCTTCAAATGAAGCACTGGACGCAGTGAATGAGATGATAGGTCATATTGGCGAGGCTCCTGTTAATACTCTTGAAAACTCAGAAAACACAGATGTTGCTACAGCAGTAAAGATTTTAGAGAGAGTAAATAGGCAGGTGCAGTCTCGTGGATGGTCTTTCAATACGGTTGAAGAAGCAACTCTAAACCCAGATATTTATTCCCAGACCATTGCATGGCAGGATGATATTTTATTTATTGTTGGTACAGACGGAACGAAGTATATTAAACGTGGAGATAACGTGTATGACTTTGATAATCAGACGGATGTTTTTACAGACCCGATTGAGGTAGAGATTATCAGAGAAGTAGATTTTGAATATATGCCGTTTCCAGTCAGAGATTATATTGTTGCTAAGGCTTCCCGTCTTTTCAATTCCCAGACGCTGAATGACCCTGACATTGCACAGGAATTACAGATAGAAGAGCAGGAAGCATGGGCAAGACTTCAGGAATATGAACTTGAACTGAATGACTGGACTATGTTTGATTTACAGCCGGTACAGGAGCTGACAGCAAGATGAGTAGGATTTCACAGACTATCAAAAACCTTATTTCTGGTATTTCTCAACAGCCTGAAATTCTGCGTCTTCCTGAACAGCTTGCAGAACAGATTAACGGATTTAGCACTGAATCTTCAGGTCTACAGAAAAGACCTCCAACTTTGTATGTGCAGAACCTTGGTGAAATGCCGTCTAATCAGAATGCACTTGTTCATGTCGTTAATCGAGATGAGACGGAAAAATATATTATGCTGTTTGATGGTACGGGAGTTAAGGTCTGGGATGAAAAAGGAAATGCGAAAACAGTAAAGTATGAAGGGAATGCAAAAGATTATATTACTGTTAATAATCCCAGAAAAGAATTGCGTCTTGTAACCATTGCTGACTATACGTTTATTGTTAATACTAATAAAAAGACGGAGATGAGTGATGATGTTGTTTCTTGGACTTGGGACGATTCCGCTTGTCTTGTAAACGTAAAAAGTGGTCAGTATGGTCGAACGTACTCTATCAAAATCAACGGAGAATCGATTGCGTCTTTTACGACCCCAACCGGTGGGAATGCGGCAGACAGCCAAAAGATTGATACAAACTATATTCGTGACCAGTTAGCTACTAAGGCTGAAGATGCAGGATGGACGGTAGAAAAATATAATTCCTGTTTGTGGTTACGAAAAGCAGGAACGACCATTACAAAACTTCAATGTGATGATGGTTTTAATGGTCAGGCATTATTTGGTTTTCTTCATTCTACACAGAAGTTTACGAATCTCCCTGTAGAAGCCAAAGACGGATTTACTGTAAAGGTGTCTGGGGATGACGGTTCCAGTTCAGATGATTATTATGTAACCTATTCAGCTAAAGAGAATACATGGGTCGAGTGTGCGAAACCGGGAATTAAAGCTGGGTATAATGCAGACATGATGCCCCATATCATGACAAGAAATGAGGATGGGTCTTTTACTGTTAAGCCCGCAGAATGGGACGAACGTAAGACGGGGGATGATGACAGTAACCCACCACCGTCTTTTATTGACCAGACAATTCATGATGTTTTTCTTTTTAGAAATCGACTTGGTTTCCTGTCTGGAGAAAATGTAATCTTATCTAAATCTGCGTCTTTCTTTGATTTCTGGATTGCGTCGGCATTGGAGATTCAGGATACAGACCCGATTGATAATGCGGTGTCTGATAATAAAGTAAGTACGTTGTATAATGCAGTTCCATTTGCAGAAGACTTAATGCTGTTTTCAACTGAAAGTCAGTTCATCATGAGTGCAGATGGTGTACTCACTCCACAGAATGCTTCAGCTCCTCTGGTTACAACTTTTACTTCGGATACAGATGTAAAACCAGTAGCCGCAGGTCGACGGATTTATTACATCACCAAACGTGCTTTATATTCGACCGTTCGAGAATATTACACCATGAATGATACGGTGGCAACAAAAGACAGTCAGGATATTACCAGTCATATTCCGTCTTATATTCCTAATGGGGTCTATGCTATTTATCCTTGCTCGAATGAGAATCTTCTTTTGTTTGCGTCTTCAGCCAAACCGGATACCTTATATATTTATAAATATCTATTTACTGAAGAAGCTCGTATGCAGAGTTCGTGGTCGTCTTGGACTTTCAATGGTGGACATATTATTGGTGGTGGATTTATCAATTCTGAATTTTACATGCTTATCGGTAGAAACGGTCATATGTTCTTGGAGAAAATAATTTTTACTTATAATACTAAAGATTATGACGATGAAGCATACCGGGTCTATCTGGATAGAAAAGCAGTGTCTTCTCCGATTGATGATGATAATTATGATGATATTAATAACACCACTCATCTTTCAATTAAATCAGCTTATGGCGGATACATTTCACCAAATGTCCCATATGGCGTCGTAACTCCAGACGGGATGTTTTACGAGTTTGACTATGATACAGTTAATGGAGATAAAGTAGAAGTACCCGGTGATTTACGAGGACAGAAGTTAACATTTGGTGAACTGTATAATTTCTATGTTGAATTATCCCAGTTGATGATTAAACAACGGGGAGATTCTGGTATTATTGCTGAAGATGAAGGACGCTTACAGCTGACACGGATGACATTGAATTACAATGAATCCGGGTATTTTGAAGTGCACGTACACTTTAAAGACCCCAGACCCGATAATGTTTATTATCATACGAGTAGAGTGCTTGGGTCGGGTGTAAATAAAATTGGTGAACTTCCTTTTGAAACTGGGTCTATGATTATTCCTATTATGTCAATGAATAAGAATTGTACACTTTTTATTCAGACAAATAAACCTACCGCTGTATCTTTGATTGGGTATACGTGGGAAGGAAATTATATTAAGAGGACGAGAAGCATATGATTACTGTTGAGAAAGCAACTACATCAGATATTCTAAGGTTCTTGGATAATATAAGACCTATGGACGCAGAGGAAGTAAGATTAACTACCGGTACAGACCTTTATACATCTTTTCTTCCGTTGATGACAAAAGATACAGTAAAAGCCGTCAAACATAGCTCTGGTCAAATATTGGGCATTGGAGGAGTAGAGGAAGAAGGGATTCCACATAGTGCGAGGGTCTGGTTATTGCTTACACGAGCGGTTGAAGATTATAAAATAGAATTTCTTAGATGGTCTAAAGATTATCATGATTATCTACTTGATACATATGAAATGATTTATAATGATGTTTATATGAAAAATAAACTTCATATTGCGTATCTTATCTGGTTGGGGGCCGTGTTTGAACCGCATGACACTCGACCAGATTTTTTAAAGTTTACAATAAGAAGAAAGGGGTGTAGTTCATAAATGTGTTGGGCGGCGGCAGTTGCACAAGTAGGTTTAAAGGCTTTTGGAATTTATCAAAACAGTAAAGCACAGGCGGCACAGGCAGAGGCATTGGCAACTGGGTCTTATAAAACCCTGAACTATGCTCTGCAAAATTATGAAATTGAAAGACAGGATGCTTTTGATGCCGCTGTAAATGAAATTACTAAGACCCGAATTAATCAGATGCAGTTGAATAGTCAGGTACGCTCCGCAATTGCTGAAGGATATGCAGGTGGTGGACGAACTGCCAACCGTCTTATTAGAGCAACGGAAGCAGACACCTCCAGAGCAGTTGCGTCTATTCAGGATAATTATGAACGAAAGTCGAATGAAGTTGACCTCAATAAGAATGCGGCTCTACTTTCGACCAATGATTATCTGGCCTCTATTAAACAGCAGTACAAGCCGAATAAGTGGGGAGATATTCTTGACTTGGTTGCAACAGGCGTATCGGCATTTAACGGATATAGTAATGCAAAGACGGAAGCTGAAGCGGCAGGGGGGCATATGACTTTCTGGGGGCCACGAGCAAGTAAGGCGGCAACTGATTCACTGAAACTTAATTTGGATGAATATGGTAATAATTTAAATAATGATATTTATGATTGGAACTCTTCTATGAGAAGCTCTTCTTTGTATGAAATCCCATTTGGAAATTCCGCTTTGTGGGGTTACGGAAATAAGAAAAGGACTTCATGGAGAGGATATGGTGTGTGAGGATAAAATATGGCGAATATAATTGGAAGTGCAGTAGGAACGCAACGCCAGTTTACTAAACAACCAGTGGCTACTTATCAGAAACAGCTTGCAGGTGTCGAATCTTCTTCTCACTACTTCAATGGTATTGGGGAGCGTGGTAGAAGATTGGCACAGGCATTGGGTCTTTTGGGAGGTGCAATTGCTCAATATGGCGAGGATAGTATTGAACGTCAGAAGAAAATTGCAACTCGTGCAGAGGAGATTGCGAATGCCGCAACTCCAGAAGATTTTGAGACCCGCTCCACCATTTCTATGCTGTCTGAATCGGATGTAGCAGGACAGTTGGTTGATAATCCTTGGGCTGTTGCTCTTATTGATAAGGCCCGTGGCAGGAATCATAATGCCGAAATGAATCTTGCTTATAATGACTTGGTTCAGAAAGAAGGCCGTCTGGATAACTGGGCAGAAGAAATGCAACGTTATCGAGAGTTTGCTGGTAAATATTACAGTGAACATGTAGGCACTGCTACAAATGAAGTGGGATACAATTCTGGGTATTTCGCTACAATGCAGGAAGATACGCTGAATCAGGCAAGTGCGGCACAGACCAAAAGAAATAATGAAATGACATGGCAGAGGGATTCTCACTTTCTTGCGTCTCTTGATGAATCCGTGGTTCATTGGAATGAAAAGACGGAAGAAGACAGCCTTGCAGATATTCATCGTATTCTTGGTGAATATAAGACGGCAGGGGGCACACCGGAAAAAATCCAGTCCGGTGTAGCAACTCTTCTTAATAACTTAGCAAAAGAAGGTAAATTATCTGAAACTGTTAAAAAGGCTATTGGGTCTGAAGATATTCTGACGAATTGGGACGGGTCTCGTATTCCTATCTCGGATATCATGAGCATGAATGCATTAGACCCGGTGAATGTAAAAGGGCAGAGAAACGCACTTCAGCAGGCACAGATTGATACGGAAAAGTCTATTAATTCTTGTACGACTATTACTGAATTGCAGACCCTTTATAATAAATTACCGTGGGCTGACCAGATGGCATATCAGCCTGATTTTCAGAGAAGAAAAGACGAGATTGATAAGCTGGAGCAAATGAAGATTCAGCAACAGGCACAGGCACAGGATATCGAATATAATCAGAGAAGTACGATGTCTGTTTGCTGGAATGCTTTAGCAGGAATTCGTGAGGGGAACGGTATTAATGTTCCTACATCTCTTTCTGATTTGAAAAAGACGGTAGCAAAGGCAGACGGAAGTACAAAGGAAGAGCCAGTTACTATTGATGAAATGAAAGAAGTTTTAATGACTTATATCAATCAGGAAATTTCTTCTAATGATAGATTAACTGACAAAGATAAAGCTATTGAAACTCTGCGTCTGTTGAATCATCCTCTTCTTAGTAAAGTAGCAAAAGCATATGACACAACTATCTTAGACGCACTGGAAAGGACGGATTCAAAGGATTATGGGTCTCCGCTGTATTCTACGGCTATGCAGGCAGTTGAGATGATACGAAATGCTCCAATGCAGGCACAGAGAATCATGAGCTCTAAGACATATGCAATGGCAAATTCTCTTATGATGTTGCAGGATATCTTCCCGGATAATTATATGGATTTGTTTGCACAGTCCAGAAGCCTGCCGGAAGACGCAAGAAAAGTATATAAAGATGAATCCGTTGAAGATTTGAAGGCAGAAAGTTTTACCTTACATAGCCTTGGTACAATGGATGAAACACAGGCTTTATATATGGATGACCCGGAGTATCAGGACATGTTCGCAACTACAATGGTATGTCTTCGTGGTGCGGGTCTTTCCAGAGAAGCGGCTATAGAGCAGTTAGCTAAAAGATTCGATATGACATATACCGAATATGACGGAAATTATATGCCGAAAGCACTGTTCCAGAATTATGCAACAGACCGGGAGAATGTGGGGATTCAGTTCATGGATTCCCAGAAAGAAGCGTATATCAATGAGCAGATGGTGAATGGCCGGCTGGTTGATGAAGACGCTTTGCAGTGGAAATGGAAACCGTCTGTAGGTGAATTGTGGCTGATTGATAATGATAATCCCGGCGTCATTGCAAGGAAGTATACATGCGATGAGTTTGTTGATGCCACGAATAAATGGGGCGAGGAACAGTATGCAAATCAACAGCAGGAAGAGCAGGCCCAGACACAGGCACAGAATCAGATGGCGATTGAATATAATAATAGAGTAGAAAAGGCAAGAGAAGACGCTCGAAAGCAGTTAGCGGCACACGGTTTTGAGAATACTTCTTATGCAGATTTGTAAATAGTAAAAGAGGTGAAATAATACTTATATGAGTAATTACCGTCCACATTTTGATATTGCTGTAAAAGCAAGTGAATATATCAAAGAGATGACCGGTAAGACTGTATCACCGGAGACGCTGTATGCCCAGCTTCGATTGGAGACGGGAAATTTCCAGTCTCCTCTCGGTGCTCAATACCATAACTATGGTGGGATGTCAACCGATGTAGATACAGGTGTTCCACGTCCAGAATCAGAAGGCGGATATTATAAAACATATGCGTCTGATGATGAGTTTGCTATGGACTGGGCAAAGACGATTGGGGAATTTGTAAAGGGATTCAACGGTGATACGCTGAATGTCAATGATTATGTTCATGCACTGTCGGATGGGGAATTTAAATATTTCACTTCTTCAGCTGAAGATTATTATAATTCTCTTGTCTCGTTGATGGGGTATTCTCCTCTGACACAGCCTTTCTCTACGGGTGCAGGAGCCTTTAATAGTAAGAGGGATGTAGAACTTACTGAACATCAGGACGCAACAGTAGGAGAAAGATTTGAAAACCAGTTTTGGGATTCTGGGGCATGGGGGTCTCTTAGGACGCTTTGGCATAATGTGGCAAGCGCTGATTCTATGTCCGATTATCCATTGTTAAATGATTATTCCCCGTCTGAAGAGGATATCAAATTTGTACAGGATTCTTTGAAAGGGAATATTACAGCACAGACATTCGTTCTGGAGAATGCGTCTTCACAGAAAGCCTTGATGAATTTGACACGAATGAAAATGGAAGATATTCAGCGAGCACAGAAAGTTGATGCGTCTTCCATTTCACTGTCATCTATTGGGGCCGTGGCAGGTGCGGTGATAGACCCAGCTACTATTGCGTCGCTTGCTTTGCCGGGTGCAGGTGTTGCAGGACTTGCGGCAAAAGGGGCAACTGCGGCACGGAAGCTCTCCTTATTGAGGGCAGGTCTTGCATTTGGAGGACGAGCATATAACCGAAATAAAGCTATCCGATATGGCACCAAAGCTATGGAAGGGGCGGCATGGGTAGGAGCAGATAGATATCTTGCGTCTAATTATGCGGGGTATGAAGCTAATTATGTTCCGTCTATGGCAATGGGTGCTGTACTTGGTGGATTGAATGCAAAGTGGACTTCTAATGCAAAGAAGACTATTAAACGTTCAGTAGTTGATACAGACGCAATTACTTCTAAGTTAGAGGATAATGTTCTTCGGTCAGCTGAAGATGTTCCGGCTACACAGGACTTCATAACGACACTTACTGGCTTTCTGAATAAGAAAGGGAAGAAAATTGATGTAAGTGATAAAAATCCTGAATTAGCTAAACTATTAAATAATAATAGTCTAACCGTCTTAAGTCGGACAGACGCTACATCTTTAGCAAAAATGTTTAATGTTGATTTAGACCCGAATGCTAAAGCGTTTACTTTCGATGTAAATGGTAATGGATATTCTGTAGTTCTTGATGATGTAACAGACCCGAATGAATTGAATCGTTTAATGGTTCATGAAGTAGGTGTACATGCAGGGTTACGGAATCTGGTTGGAGATGAAAACTATCAGAAGATTCTTGATTATGTTTCCAATAAAATGCAGAACTCTAAAAGTAAAAGATGGAGGGATGTGAAGAAAGCGTCTGATGGAGACCCGGAAGAAGCATTGGCATATTGGGCAGAAAAGAATGTGAATCTTGGGTCTAAGAATATTCTTGGTGAAATACGTAAAGCACTCCCAGATAATTTGGTAGATTCTACTGAAGATGAGTTGAAGGATTTGATTGTTCGCAGTGTTAAGAAACAGAGTGAACGGTCGAATATGATTACACAGTTATCGGATGGTAGCTATGTGGTCAATGGTATTCATTATTCTAAAGATAATGCCTTCTCTTCTCTTTGGGATGAAATGCTGGAGACGGAAGGAAAGGGAGTTGGGGATGAAACTCTGAATAGACCCTTTGGATTGAATTTCGGAAAGATAGGAGATACGATTGAATCAGAGGGTCTAATGAAGAATCCATATGGCATTCTTTCACATTCTGGTGTATCTAAAGTAACAGATTTCTGTCATCGTATTTTAACTGACCCCCAAAAAAGACCATTTGACACTGATTTATATTTGATTCTCCCTGCTGAAGATATTAAGAATACAGTCAGTGCTCGTTTAACCAATATCTGGATTAAATATCTTAATCAGAGGGCGGACTATATTAATAAAACGACACCTTTCTTCCCCCGCTGGATGAATCGAAATATGAAGCTTAGCGAAATCAGTAGACAAACTACTCTTTGTTGTGATGAGCTGTACGGGGCTTCTGCTAAGAGTGGGATTGACTGGCCGCCTGAAATTCGTGAAATGGCAAAGACCAAAATGGAATTACAGAAAGCCTTTATTGAAGAAGGAAAGAGAACTCCTGACACTCTGGGGGGAGATATCGATATTACAAAGGGTCTTATTGATAAAGACTGGGTAACTGATAATCCGGGATTCTATCGTATCACAGACGCAGATAAGCTCACGACCTTCTTAACTGAAAACTTTAAGACTATGAAGGATGCTCTTGATTTCATGACTTCGTATGCAAAACGTGCTGTACGTAAGGATATTATGCAGAACCGCTATAATAAAATGGTACAGAAGGAAAGAGCAGAATTTGATGCAAAGCATGAGAAGGATGAGATTAAACCAGAATTTGTATCTGAACTCCCGAAATATGATGACTGGTTCGAGAAAGAATGCAAAGACTGGGCATATGGGCAGATAGACAGAAACAGTTCTAATAAAGATTGGTTCGGGGATATCAAAGACGTATGGAATAAAGACGGTAAATACAATCCATTTGCTAAAGAAAGAATGATAATGTCCCAGATGCAGAAGCGTCTTCCTATGGACACGTCTGTTGAAGTTAAGCTCCCGTCTGGCGATACGTTTTCATTTAATTCTAATCTTCGAGCATATGAGGTAGAAGACGGTTTTTGTGAGCAGTTGATTAATCGTTCTTCCGGTGAGATTGCGTGGAATGCAACTATTGGAAGACCAATTCCAGAAGTGCTTGATGAACTTAGTCAGGCGTTGGAAAGAGCGAAACCAGTAAAAGGTGAATCGTGGGTTAAAACTCAAAAAGATACGATTGCAGGGGTTGTCAGCAAATTACTTGGGACAGACGCTTATGCATTGGATGAAGCAAATAAAATCAGCAGATGGAGTTCGATGTTAAGAAATGCGTCTTATGCCCGTGTCGGCGGTGATATGAGTTATGCGCAGTTAGGCGAGTTTAGTGGCCTTATGGGTAAAGGCGGTTTAAAGACCCTTGCCGGATTCTCGAAAACTATTTCTAAGATAGTGAGAGAAAAACGGTTAGGGAAAGAGACCGCTGATATTATTAATGAAGTACATGATAAATTGTATGCGGAAGACTTGAATCTGCACGCATGGGACAGAACCTCTTCTACTGAATCCCGGATGTGGAAAGAGTATTATGGACGACAGGATAAAGATAGGATGAAACCCAGTCTTATGGGGTCGGCGCTGGATGCAGTGAATAAGAAAATAAGACAGTCCACTTTGGTTACGTCTACTGTCAGTATGCTTCCTAAACTGACTGAATCCATGACACAGGAAATGAGAAAATCTTTTATTGAAGATTCTATCAAATGGGCCAGAGGAGAAAAGGTTGGGTCTAAAATCAGAACACCTTTTTCTAAACGGAAGCTTGCGGCCGCAGGAATTAGTGAAGACGCCGCAGAAGAAATTAAAATTGCTCTCCGAACATTTATAGTTGATGACAACGGTAATATTGAGGGGTGGATGAAAAAAGACCCAATGACCTTCTATCAGTGGAAGAAGCTGATTGATTATCAGACGCAAAGTGGTATTCAGCAACTTACTATTGGTAATACACCGATATATAAAGAGAAATACCCGTTAATTTTCCAGTTTAAAGATTTTACAATGCGAGCTATCAATAGTCAGATTATTCGTGGGTTACGTGCACATGAAGTTGATGATGCAATGTCCGCTTTGTATTCAATGGGAACTAATACAATTTCTTATTGTCTTCTTACAGAGGCAAGAGCATGGGCGAAATTCCCGGATGATGAAAGAAAGAGAAAAGCCTATTTAGATGAGCGTCTTTCTTGGGATAAGTTAGTTGGGAATGCGATTGTGCGTGGTGTTTTAACCGGGTCTATTGCTTCGTTCGGTGCAGATATGTATGAAGTATTTACTGGAGAACCAATGTTCCGAACGACCGTTAATAATACCTACAAACCATTCACTGCCCCGAAGTTTGATACTCCAGCTTCTACCAACAGAACTCTTGATAATATCGGAACCCGTGCAATCAATCAGGCACCGGCATTACAGACGGTAAAGGCTCTTGGGTCTGGTATTGTAGGAACTGGAAATCTACTGACGGGAAAAGGAACTAATTCAGATTTTGATGCTCTTGTGTCTATGCTCCCTCTTGGCTCATGGACGGGGATGACATTCTTATCTGCATTGGTGAAAGATGATTTACATTTGAGGAATAAATAATAAAGAAAGAAAGGAATAGATAATTGGCAGATACGAGAAAAGCGAACGTGTCATATCAGGGGGACGGAGTACAGACGCAGTATTCCTTCCCTTTTGATTATTTGAAAAAAGCGTTTGTCAAAGTGCAGTTGGTAAACGGTGATTCTCGTACATCTTTGACACAGGGTACAGAGTATACCGTGAATGATAAAACAGTAATTCTTAAAAGTCCGACTACTGAAATCATTAATATTTATCGTGAAACTTCTACAGACCCGATTGTCAGTTGGTCTGATGCGTCTGTATTAAGAGCCGCTGATATGACGCTTCAGGAAGTTCAGATGCTTCATCTTGCTGAAGAGACGGATGATAAAGTACAGGAAAATGGTATGGCGACTAATTCGGACGGAAACTGGGACGCACGATATCATAAGATTGTTAACGTCTTAGCTCCAGAAGAGGCGAACGATGTAGTCAATAAAGCCTATTTTGATAATACGAAGACCGGTGTAAAGCAGGATAGAGAAAGAGCAGAGACAGCGGCTTCTAATGCGGAAACTTCTGAATCTCGTGCAAAACAGAGTGAACTGAATGCAAAGACTTCAGAGACGAATGCTGATGAAAGTGAAGCAAATGCAAAAGCCAGTGAGAATTCGGCGGCTACAAGTGAAGCTAATGCAAAGACTTCAGAAAATAAAGCAAAGACGAGTGAGACTAATGCGAAATCTTCTGAAACTAAGGCAAAAGCAAGTGAGACCAATGCGGCTTCTTCTGCGTATTCCTCTGCATCTTCTGCAACTTTAGCACAGAAATGGGCAGAAAGTAATAGTTCCCCAGATAATCAGGCTGATGCAGATTCGACTACTGGGAAAACGCAGAGTGCTAAGTCTTGGGGTCTGTATGCTAAGAGTGTGGCTGGCTCTCTGAAGAATCCTGTTTCTTCGGTAGAGGAAAAAGATGGTAAGGTAACGGTCACGAAGAGTGATGGTGCAGTGAATAGCTTCTATGCAGGACTTAATATTCTTAGTAGGAATAAGAGGTATGAAGTAGGAGATATTGCGTATAGTAGCTCCCTTCCGTCGTGGGCCTATCTCGAATGCGTTACTGCCGGGACTACTGGGGCAGAAGAACCGGACTTCTCTGATGTAACGGGGGGGGGGTCTAATTAATGATGGAACAGTTAGATGGGAAGTAAGAAATTTGCAAAAAGCATATGATTTAAGAGAGATTGTAAACTTTTTATTCCCAGTTGGTACAGTTGTTTCTATAGCAACTACTACTAAACCTTCATATATGCAGTATGGCACTTGGACAGAAATTGCGTCTGGGAGAGTATTAATGGGTGGTAATAATCCGGGGGAGATGATTGAAGCAGGCTTACCGAATATCACCGGGCTAATGGAAAATTGCTTCTATGGGAGGTGGCCAAGATATTTGGGGGCGTATATCTTTTGATGCTTCTTTATCCAATAAAATCTATGGCTCATCCAACACAGTACAGCCTCCTGCATATGTTGTTAAATTTTATAGGAGGGTAGCTTAAAATATTATGAGTACACAAATTCAAGACGGTACAGTTAAATGGGAACCAAAAGACATTCGAGTAAAAGCTATTGTTGACCTATTGTACCCGGTCGGAACTGTCATTGCTGTAGCAAATGATAATACTCCGGCTTTTACTAAATATGGAACATGGGAGAAAGTAGGTTCAGGGAGAGTGCTATGGGAAGCGGATTCTTCTCATCCTGCCGGAACAACTATTGAAGCTGGACTTCCTGATATTACAGGTAGTTTTAATACACATATAAATATAGTTAAAGTTGCAGCATTGGCAACTGGGGCATTTAGCCGTACTGCGGATAAGAAGGATGGGAAAGGGTCTCTTGGTGATAATATGCAGATAGGTACTTATTCTTTTAATGCTTCTTTATCCAATAAAATCTATGGCTCATCCAACACAGTACAGCCTCCTGCATATGTTGTTAAATTTTATAGGAGGGTAGCTTAAAATATTATGAGTACACAAATTCAAGACGGTACAGTTAAATGGGAACCAAAAGACATTCGAGTAAAAGCTATTGTTGACCTATTGTACCCGGTCGGAACTGTCATTGCTGTAGCAAATGATAATACTCCGGCTTTTACTAAATATGGAACATGGGAGAAAGTAGGTTCAGGGAGAGTGCTATGGGAAGCGGATTCTTCTCATCCTGCCGGAACAACTATTGAAGCTGGACTTCCTGATATTACAGGTAGTTTTAATGCACATATAAATGTAGATAAAGTTGCAGCATTGGCAACTGGGGCATTTAGCCGTACTGCGGATAAGAATGATGAGAAAGGGTCTTATGGTGAGAATATGCAGATAGGTACTTATTCTTTTAATGCTTCTACAAGTAATAATATTTATGGTTCATCTACAACAGTACAGCCCCCAGCTTATGTAGTTAATTTTTGGAAGCGTACTGCTTAAATAACAATTATTATTAACTTAGAAAGGAGGTGAGTATAATGAATGTTACCGGTCCGATGTCCGGGTCATGGAATAATCCCTATTCCAATCCTGTGAGTATTCTGGAAAATCAGAAAACTTCTTTACTTAATCAGATTCAGAGTATTAACTCACAGCTTCAGCTTACTAAAAGTGTAGGGGCTAATGCTCAAAGTGTAGCAATTCTTGGGGCAGAAGCGAGCCAGACGGTAGCAGACGGGGATACTTATACTGCGGCTTTTGAGACGCTTGTTGATGTTCCTGCTTCTTGTTGTGGGGGCCCGAATAATTCTGCTACTCTTGCTGTACAGCTTAATACAACTGTGGCTTCGATTACTAATTCTAATATTAATATTGTACGAGTATGATTTATTATAGTTAGATTCCCTATGAATTAAAAGAGGAGGTGATGAGCACTTGATGAAGTGGACGAAAGAAAATTGGCTGATGATTCTTGCATTCTTCGGTGTAGCATTTCTTCTTATTAATGCTTTGAACTAAATAATAATAATAATAAGAGAAGAAAGGATGTGGATAGTGTCTCTTGATTTTATATTAACAATAATGACCATAACTGGCATTGCCTCCTCTTGGTTTTATTATTTAATCATCAAGCCTCTTAGAGACGCTATTTATTCGATGAATAAAGAAATAGAGCGATTGCATGAAGCCATTACTGAATCTATCACGGATAGACGCATGTTAGACGCTCGTATCTCGAAGTTGGAAGAGGCTAACCGTTCTTTACATGAGAGGGTGAAGTCTATAGAGAATATATGGAAAAATTAAAACAGACAATATTAAACTTCATCAGCAAATTTAAAATCACTAAAAAAGACTGCGTGTCCTATGCATACTTGAAGGGACATGCAGTCCTTTTTCTTTTTTGTGTTTTGCTGTATATCGTAATGACTATCTTTGAATGGGTTCGTCTTGGATATCCTGATACAGACGGATTCAGAAAGTTCTTAGTAATTCTTGGCGGATTCTCGGCTATACTGTCTTTCTATGGTAAGTGGTTAGTTGACAGTGATAAAGACGGGATTCCAGACCCGGTAAAGGAAGGGAGTGAAGAAACGAATGGAACCAGAAAAATTTATTAATATGATTGGTAATACGTGCAGAGACATTTGCCTTAAATATAATCTTCCAGCAAGCGTCTGTATTGCACAGGCGGCACTTGAATCTGGATGGGGAGAATCGGTTATCGGTAATTATAATTACTTTGGTCGAAAGTGGAATGGCTGGGGGAATTATGTAAAACTTCAGACGACCGAATGGACAGGTAATGAATATGAAACCGTCTATGCGAAATTCCAGAGCTATAACACACTTGAGCAGGCTATTGAAGATTGGTGTCAGTTGATGCGCCATGAACCTGCATATGAAAATGCTATGGCAGTCTGGGATTCTACATGGAACCTTACTGAATTTGTAAATACTATGGCCCCCGTCTATGCAACAGACCCGTCTTATGCAGGTAAAATTTTGAGCACGATTGAAGCAAATGATTTAACGAGGTATGACCATAATGAGTAAGATTGATTCTAAACAGATTGATGAAATTGCTGAATTGGAAGTAGCCGCTTTGCTCGAAGGATTGAAAGACCCGGAGAGAAGAAGTAATCCGGCATTTCTTGATAAGGTAAGAAAATTTCTGAAAGATAATAATCTTCAGACGACCCCTGAAACACCGGGGATGAAAGAGCTGATGAAAAAGCAGACGACCACAGAAATTCCATTGTTTACTGATGAATTGGGTGATGTGACCAGTGATATGGACAGAAGAACAAATTAAATCTGCTCATAATGATTTCCGGGTCTTTGTGTTTATGGTCTGGAAGAGTATTGGACTTCCAGACCCTACCCCTATTCAGTATGATATTGCAAACACCCTTCAGAACCTTCCACAAGACCGGTATATTATTGAAGGGTTCCGTGGTGTTGCAAAGTCCTTCTTGACATGCGCCTATACGGTCTGGCAGTTGTGGAAAGACCCGCAGAAGAAGGTATTGGTCGTTTCTGCGTCTAAAGACCGTGCAGACGCAAACGCCGTATTTATCAAACGTATTATTTATCTTCTTCCTTTCCTTGAACCGTTACAGACGAAGAGAGGACAGCGTGATACCCAGAATCTTTTTGATGTGGGTCTTGCTGTACCTGATATTTCACCGTCTGTTAAGTCCGTTGGTATCACGGGTCAGATTACCGGGTCTCGTGCTGACCTTCTGATTGCGGATGACGTGGAAGTTCCTAATAACTCTGGTACGCAGTTGCAGAGGGATAAATTAAATGAAGCGGTTAAAGAATTTGATGCAGTCCTTAAACCGGGTGGTCAAATTATTTACCTTGGTACCCCGCAGAATGAAATGTCTCTTTATAATGAGTTGACTAAACGTGGTTATGGCAGACGCATTTGGCCAGTGCTGGTACCGAAGACCCAGAATGCAATAGAGTTCTATGGTGGTGACTTGGCTCCCTTTATCATGAATCTTCGAGAGCGCTTGGGAGATATAGACCTTGATTATGATGTACCAACTGACCCCGCACGATTTGATACAGAGGAAATTGATAAGCGAAGATTGAGTTACGGTCGAGCAGGTTTTGAATTACAGTTCATGCTTAACACTAATCTTTCTGATGCTGAAAAATATCCGTTGAAGGTACAGGATTTTATTGTTTCTGACCTCGATATGAAGCGTGCGTCTCTTAAATGGGATTGGTGTACTGATAATGCAAAGCGTCTTATCGATGTACCGTCTGTTGCGTTGAAGGGTGATTACTTTTATTCTCCATTGTCTCATAGTGAAGAGACGGGAGAGTATACGGGGACGGTAATGGCAATCGACCCGTCTGGTAGAGGTAAGGATGAGACGGCATATGCGATTGTCAAATTTTTGAATGGTTATCTCTTTATTATGGATGTTGGTGGATATAGAGACGGATATTCAGAAAATACTCTTACAACTCTCGCAAATAAAGCAAAGTTCTATGATGTGAATGAAGTAGTTATTGAAAGCAACTTTGGTGATGGTATGTTCATTCAGTTGCTCAAACCGGTCTTTAATAAGATTCATCCAGTTGCAGTGCAGGAAGTGAATAACAGAGCACAGAAAGAGAAGCGTATCATTGATGCACTGGAACCTCTGCTGATGATGCACAAACTGGTTCTCAATAAACAGGTTATTCTTGATGATTATCGGGTCTATGAGAATGGGTCTTCATATTCGTTAATTTACCAGATGACACGTATCTGCGATGAGAAGGGAGCTATTGCACATGACGATAGATTAGACGCACTGGCAATGGCGGTGTCTTATTGGAGAGATGTGATTGATAGAGATGCGGATATGGGGATTGAAGAAAATATTGAGGAACAGTTGGAGATATGGTCAGACCCAGAGAGAGGTATATTGTGGATACCGGAGATGGGTAAAGAGGAACTGCGCACGACCAGATTGCATGTTAAGGGGTTAGATATGTGGAGGTAATAAATATACAGTTTTTTGTATAAATATTATTGAGACACTCCTCATGGAGAAGAAGGAGAGGGAGGAGGAGGAAACTGTATATGTATATATTGTGTATGCGATGGAACATAGTGTAGCACAATGAATTGCATATAGAGTTGATAGAAGAATAGAGATAATAATG